GTTGCCGATGTTGCGAGAGGTGATGGTGGTGATTACTCGGCGTGTCATGTAATTGATATTGAACAGGCAACTCAAGTTGCAGAATATAAAGGTAAATTAGATACCAAATCATTTGGTAACTTCTTAGTTGCACTTGCTACTGAATATAATGAGGCGTTACTCGTAATTGAAAACGCAAACATTGGTTGGGCAACAATACAACAAGTGATTGATAGAGGATATCAAAACTTATTCTATATGAGTAAGGATTTAAAATATGTAGATACTGAAAATCAGATGACAAATAGATATCGTGCAGAAGAAAGAGGAATGGTTGCTGGATTCAGTACAACATCTAAAACACGACCACTTATCATATCTAAATTAGATGATTACTTCAGAGATAAATCAGTAACAATTCGTTCACATAGATTAATTGAAGAAATGTTTACCTTTATATGGAATGGTAATCGTGCAGAAGCAATGAAAGGTTATAATGATGACTTAACAATGTCATTCGCAATCGGATTGTGGGTTAGGGATACTGCGTTAAGATTAAGACAAGAAGGAATTGATTTAACCAAAAAGGCATTAGGAGGTATTGGAACGAAAACACATGGAGCAGTCTATGGTGGAAACTCACTACCGAATCATTTAGAATCAAACCCATGGCAACAACAAGTGGGGGATACAAATGAAGATTTAACTTGGTTAATTAAGTAATCTTTAAAAATTATATATTTATAGAGTATAGGAGTTAATTATGGAAGAAATAACAAAAGCACTTTATTCAAATTTTGTAAATACTATCAGAGAGACCGCTGATGATATTCAAGAATATGATTGTGAAAACCGACAAGATTACAAAGAGATAGTTGAATTTTTAAAACATTACAAACCTGAAGTTAACGAAGCCGAGTATCAAGGTAGAAAAGTTAAGTTGGGTAAACCAACGAGAGGTGATGTAAAAAAATTCAAAGTATATGTAAAAAACCCACAAGGAAATGTTGTAAAGGTAAACTTTGGACATAAAGGTAAGGGTGGTGAAAAAACAATGAAAATAAAAAAGAGTGACCCTGCAAGAAGGAAGTCATTCAGAGCAAGACACAACTGTGATAATCCAGGCCCAAGACATAAGGCAAGGTATTGGAGTTGTAGAGCTTGGTAATAGGTTATAATTAAAATAAGAATAAAATGGCAGATACTTCATTTTTTGGTAGATTAACTCGTTTGTTCTCAACACAAGCGATTGTTCGTGTCGATAAGAAAGGTAGACGAAAAGTAGTTGATACCGATGATAGACAACGAACAAATCTTTCTTCACTAAGAGATAGATATACCAAATTACAAAAAGCACAATATGAAATGGCTGGTGGGGCACAATCGATGGCCTACCAACAAGTCCGAAGAGAAATCTTTAGAGATTACGATGCAATGGATAATGACCCAATTATCGCATCAGCATTAGATATCTTCGCAGATGAATCTACACTTAAAAACGAATTCGGTAATATACTTACTATTCGTTCATCTAACGAAGATGTACAAGAAATTTTACACAATTTATTTTACGATATCATGAACATTGAATTTAATCTTTGGCCATGGGTAAGAAATATGTGTAAGTATGGAGATTTCTTCTTAGGTTTAGAAATGGCAGAAGGAAAAGGGATTGTAAACATAACTCCTTATTCAGTTTACAATACAGAAAGATTAGAAAGAACTGACCCAGAAAATCCAAATTATGTAAAGTTCCACATCGAAGATGATATCAATGGTAAAGTTGATTATGAGAATTGGGAAATCGCACACTTTAGATTACTAGCAGATACAAACTGGTTACCATATGGTAAATCAATGATTGAAAATGCTAGAAGGTTGTGGAAACAATTATCTCTTATGGAAGATGCGATGTTGATTCATAGAATTATGAGAGCACCTGAAAAGAGAGTTTTCAAAATTGATATTGGTAATATTCCACCAAATGAAGTTGATAACTACATGCAGAGAATTATCAACAAAATGAAGAAAGTACCTTTCTTAGATAGAAACACAGGTGAGTACAACTTAAAGTACAACATGCAAAACCTAACAGAAGATTTCTATCTACCAGTAAGAGGTGGAGATAGTGGAACTTCTATCGATAACTTAAGTGGATTAGAATATTCTTCAACAGATGATATTGATTATTTAAAAGCAAAAATGTTTGCTGCACTTAAAATACCAAAAGCGTATTTAGGATATGAAGAACAAATAAATGGTAAAGCAACATTAGCAGCAGAAGATGTTAGATTCGCAAGAACAATCGAGAGAATTCAAAGAATCATAGTTTCAGAATTATCTAAGATTGCAATCGTACATTTATACTCACAAGGTATATCAGATACAGAAATGACAAACTTCGAACTATCATTAGTAAATCCATCGACAATTTACGAACAAGAAAAAGTAAATCTTTGGAGTGAAAAGATTAGATTGGCACAAGATATTCAAGGTTTGAATATGTTATCTAAAGAATGGGTATATGAAAATATATTCAAAATGTCAAATGAAGAAACTGATAGACAAAAATCTTCAATGATTAATGATTTAAAAGATAGATTTAGATTTAGGTCAATAGAAGATGAAGGTAGTGACCCTGCAGCAGAAGAAGATGCAGAGGATATCGAAGAATCATTAGAAAAGATTAAAAAAGAAATTAAAAATAAAGGTGGTAGACCGAGGGAAGGTAATACTTATAAGAAAGACAAACATCCTTACGGTAGAGACCCTCTTGGAGATGATGAACGCACTAAGGCTCGAAAGAGAGAAACAAGAGAAGGCAAAGTTTCATTAAACCGAGCTAAAGAAATTGTTAACGGCGTTTCCTCAAAGCGTAAATATTTACATGAAAATGATATGTTAAGCGAGGATAATCTCCTTGATGATACAAAAATTTAATTTTTAATCAATAATTGTATATTTATATTAGAGTTTTAGTATCATATCAAATTGTAAGGAAAGAATGAAAAAAATTAAACATAGCAAATTTAAGAATACAGGTATCTTATTTGAACTTCTTGTTAGACAAATTACTCTTGAAATTCTCAACGGTGATAAAGAAGTTGCAAAGGGGATAGTTAAAGAATTCTTTAAATCTGGTACTGAGTTATCTAAAGAGAAAAAGCTTTATGATATGCTATTGAAAGAAAAGTATAATTCTGAATCAAGAGCAGAAAAGTTCATAGATGCAATATTAGAGGCTCATTCCAAAATTGATTCCAAAAAAATTATTAAAGAAAAGTATAATCTTATAAAAGAGATTCAATCAAATTTTAACATAGATGAATTTTTAAATTCACCTATCACAAATTATAAAACACTTGCATCTATATATAAAGTGTTTGAATCAAAAAGTATTGATAATGCAGATGTAAAGGATGTTCTTAATTCAAGATTTACATTAGTAGAACATATTATCAATGATTCTGTTAAGAATAAAAAGAAAATAATTGAAGATAGAGCACTACAAGCCTACAAAAAACAAGATAAAGATGTAAGATTACTTGCGTACAAGGTTCTTGTAGAGCAATTCAATAAAAAATATACAAACCTAAATAATTCTCAGAAAAACTTACTTAAAGAGTATATCAACAATGTAAATAATACAAGTAAGTTTGTTGATTATTATAGAGGCGAAATGAAAAAACTCGTTTCTTCCTTATACGAAGAATATACTAAAACAAAAGACAAGGTTACTAAAATTAAGTTAAAAGAAACTTTAAACATTCTTAAAAAACAAAAGATTGGAAGAAAAGTTTCTGATTCACAAGTTTCAGCACTAATGATGGGTTATGAACTTGTAAAGGAAATGGCCAATGTTAGAAAGTAAATTAAAATCTTTTATTGAGGAACTTATCCAAGAAATAGAAGAAGAGGAGTTAGATGAAGTAACAACTACAGCAAATGTAGATGTGTATCAAACTCCTTTTGCTTTTTCTGGTGGCAGGAAAAAGGATAAAAAGAAAAAAGATTCTATAGTCAAATCAAGTGGGTACACTAAAGTTGATGAGGCTAAAATAAAAAGACCAGTTAATAGATGGTTAGAATTAAAGAATGATGAAACTCGTTCTCCTAATCAAAAATTGGCAGTTGGTCTTAAAGAACTAAAATACCAATTAGCAGAAGTTGAAAAATTTTTTAACTGGTACAATAAGATAAAAACGATGAATGAACTCGATAAGAATAACTATTGGAAGAGAACTCATCGTCATATTTATAATGTAAAGGAAAGATTAATTAACATAGCTAATAGTATAAAGGAGTTAGACCAATGAAAATAACAAAAAGTAGATTAAAAGAAATCATCAAAGATGTTTTAAAAGAAGAATCTGAATATCAGAAATTTTTCAAAAAAGCATTAGAAAAAGCTGGTAAATCTATTCCTCAAATGTCTGATGATGAAAAGAAGGCATTCTTTAACAAGATTGAAAAAACTTGGAAGGGAAGAGGAGAGAAAAAGAGCTAAGATGACTAAAAATGAATTGTATGATATCATCAACGAGGAAATCAGAGATTTTAAATATGGTGTAAACCATTTTTTAGTTACTGAGGAACTCAATGAGTCTGATAGAGATGAAATAAGAAAAATCATCAGACAAGAGGTATCTGCAATCTTTTTTGATTTATTCAAGAAAAGAAAAACTTGGGGAGCATAATGAAAAATTTATTAATAGAAACAAGATTATTTGAAGGAAAGGTAAACGAAGATTCTAATGGTAGAACATTAGTAAAAGGTATTCTTCAAAGAGCTGGTGCTCCTAATCAAAACGAAAGAGTTTACCCAAAAGAAATTCTAATGAGAGAGGCTAAGAAATATGAAACTCTTATTAAGGAAAGAAGAGCATTAGGTGAATTAGACCATCCGGACTCTTCTGTAATAAACTTAAAAAATGTTTCTCACAATGTAAAAGAAATACATTGGGAAGGTGATGATTTAGTAGGTACTGTAGAAATACTACCAACTCCATCTGGTAACATATTAAAAGAATTACTTAAAGCAAATATCCTTTTAGGTATATCCTCAAGAGGTATGGGTTCAGTAGAACCAATCGGTAATGGTAAGGTTAGAGTTGGTGAAGATTTTGAATTACTTGGTTGGGATTTTGTTTCCAATCCATCAACACATGGTGCATTTATGACACCAGTAAACGAATCTAAACAAGTTATATCTGCAGATGTGTGTGGTAACTATTGTAAGGCACACGATTTAATAAGAGAAATAATAACAGAATTATCATGATAAGATTAGGCGGAATAGTAAATTTAAAAGCATTAGGTAGTCTGAAAGAAGGAACTCGTTCACAAGTTGGTATTATCGATAGAAGTGGAAAGATTCAATCGGGCTATGTTCATTTTGATGGATACCCATCTAATATGAAACCAGGTATTAAGAAACACATGAAGAACGAAAAAGATGTTCTTAAATTAATTAAAAGTGGTGGAGCAAGAGGAATCTTTGCTGATAAACCAGTAGAGTTCTATAACGAGAAACCAAGTCCTATAAAGGGTGATGTTAAAGATATTGCAAAATACATAAAAAAGAGTGGTATGGCGGGTGGTGCAGAATATGTATATTTATATGATATGAGAGATAGAAAATGGTATTTCGCAGCATCTGGTGAAAAAGCATTGAAAAAATTATATTAAGGAGAAAAAATGAAATTAGTAGATTTAGTACCATTAAAAGAAGAACCTTTAAAAGAAGGAAAATTCAAAAAAGAAGAAAGAGAATTAAAAGCCCTTGCGGGTGTAGTTAAGATTGATTTTTCAGAAGCACTTGAAATGTTAGAAGAAGATGGTGTTCTTGAAGCAATGGACCATTTAGAAAATGCTATTGAAAGAATCAAAGATGTACATAAGATGCTAAAAAGAAAATCATAAGGAGAGAATATGAAACTAACAGATATACTTAAAGAATCAGAAGATAGAGGATTATCTAACGAAGTTAAAAAACACTTCTTAGAAATCGTTTCTACATACAACAAATATCA